GCACCTAATCGACGAGCTGGCTGAGAAGGTCACACTGGCGACGCTCGACGAGACATGGCCCAACACGTGGGTAGCGAACCTACTTGTCTTGACCATGCCCCCGTTCATCGCCGTTTGTAGCCGAACGATCGAAGCCGACGGGCCAACGCCGCTACTTACGTCGCTCGCCGACCGGATCGCCGCCTTCAACGCCAACCGGGACAATGCGTGAGTATGCGTTCAGGGTCGGGATCGCGGGTGAACTGGTCACGAACTGGTCACGGCGGTGTTTTCAGGCCGGACAGCAAATAAACCGCAGGCCGTCTGACCTGCGGTTTCTTGGCTCCGGGGGTGGGGATCGAACCCACGACCTGCGGATTAACAGAAATTATGCGCCGGGTTGCCTACTGGTGCATAGTGCGCGTTTCGTTGCGTTTTCAGGCTTGTCGGCACCGGTGCCCATGCAAATAGGTGCACTGTGTGGCCCGTGGTGCGGGTGAACTGGTCACGAACTGGTCACGAGCTTGCGCCAAAATGCAGTAGAGTGCATCAAGACACACAGGGGGGCCAAATGGCATATTCAACCGGCAGCATCGACCAACTTCCTAGCGGCAATTGGCGAGCGCGGGCGCACTTCGTCGACCGTAACGGCGACGGCCAGCGGGTGACCAAATCAGGGTTTCGCACCAAAGCCGAAGCCCGCGACTGGCTCAAACAGGTACACGCCGCCGGCGCGTCCGGCGAATACGTCAAACCGGCCAGCGACGTCCGACTACGCGACTACCTCCACCGTTGGAACGACGCGCGAGAAGACGCGCTCCAGATCAAGCCCGGAACGGCGAGCGGGTACCGCGACAAGATCAGGCAAATACCGGACTGGCTCAACAAGCCGATCGGCAAAGTAACCGCTAGCGACCTAAACACTTTCTACGGCGAGTACATGGCCGGCGGCGGACAACAGGCAGACGGTCGCAAGTCGCCGCGTTCGGTTCTGTACATGCACCGCATGGTTCGAAAAGGTTTGAAACACGCGGTCGCCGACGGCGTCGTGAACAAGAACGCGGCGGACACGGCGGTCGCGCCATCGACCGGCGCGGCCCGCGCCCCAGAACGCCACATCTGGTCTCTCGCCGAGGCGCAGCGGTTCCTTGCGTGGAGTTTCGACGAGCTGCCGGCCTACAGGGCGATTGCGTGGCTGCTGGCGTTCTCGACCGGTGCGCGCCGGCAAGACCTCGCCGGGTGGCGATGGCAGGACTTCGACGGCGCAAACGTCGTCTGCGCCGTGGCGCGTAGCCGTTTTACGGATCGCACCGGTCGCGTCGTCGTCGCCGAAGGCACACACAAGACGGAACGGGGTCGCCGAACGATCGCGCTGCACGAGTCGACGGTGAGGCGGCTCGAACAGTGGCGGGCGGCGCAACGCGTCGCAGCGTTCGAAGCCGGCCTAGGCCGCTGCGAGCACATCCTGACGAACGCCGACCTAGGTTCTTGGCACCCTGATTCGATTTCGCAGATGTGGCGCAAAGACGTTCGGCGAGCGGTCGGCGAAGGGATCGTCGACCAGATCACCACGCTTCATGATTGCCGGCACTGGCACGCCACGCAGCTGATAGCCGACGGCGTCGACCTCAACACCGTGGCCTGCCGGCTCGGACACGCCAACGCAGCGTTTACGCTGGCCGTGTACGGGCATTCGGACCCTGCCCGCGACCGGGCGGCAGCCGAAAAGGTTGGTGCGGCGCTCGGGTTCTAGCCCTTAGACGGGTGGTTTGCTAGGAACGTCTCGAACGCTTGAGGCGAGTCGAGAACAACGATGACGCCCGCGGCACCGGGGTCGCCGCCGAAGCCGAACGCTGCGATGAGGCCGGTAACGGCGACGATGAGCGCGGTGATCGCCGCTATGACTTTCGCGGTGCTGTCCAACAACTATTTGACGAGGGAAGCGGACTTGTCGCCGACGAGTTTCTGCGCGCAGAAGCTCTTCACGATCGACAGCCCGGACGCCATCCCGGCGCACGCCGCTGCCTCGACAGCGTCGATGGAATAGAGCAGGCCGGTGCCGTCCGCGATGAGTAGCGCGGCGAAGCATTGCGCAGCCGTGAGAACACAGCGTTCGAGCAGGTCCAAATATTCGCTCACTTGCCCTCCTTGAGTTCGGCGATTTCCTTGCCGAGTTCGTCGAGCTTGTTGGTTATGAGGGTTACGCCGTTGTAGAACCACGTCGCGAGCCCTTCCAGCTTTTCTTCGAGTTCGGGTGTCAAGTCGTCCTCCGTTGGTTGCATGTCGTCGGGAAAGGGTCCGGGTAGCGGCCCGCGGATCGTCGAAGCCTGATGGTGCCAAGGCTCACCGCGAACCGTTGTGTGAAGGCCGAACGCCCGCAAAACCTCGTGGATCTGGTCCCAGTCCTGCCGCCCGTGGTGAGTCAGGTCTACCGCATAGGTGTAACCGTCAGGTTGTTCCATATGCCACGACCCGACGAACGTCGTTGCGCCGTGGCGGCCAATGATCCGGGCCGGGTTCGCGGCGAGGTTAAAGCCCGGTTTGCCGGCCTTGTAGTTGACGTAAAGGTAGGTTTGTTCGTCGAGTGTGCGGCCAGCGGACTCGATGCGAACATGTTCGCGGAGCCGGCGGCTACGCCGGTAGGCGCGGGCGAGCCTGAACGCCAGCAAAGGTTCGACCAGCTGCACGTTTTCGTCGCCATCCGAACGAAACCGTTCGAGGTAGTCGCGGTCGACTTGGTAGCGGCTGTATGTCACGGCGTCGTCTCGGCGACCATCGCCTCCCAATCGGCGACGACGTCGGCGGTCCATGTTGCGGCTGCGACGTCGGCGACGCGCGCCGTTTCGCCGCTCGTGTCGTCACCGGGAACCAGAACGTGCCGGTGGTAGGACCTCGACAGTTCAGCGCCGTCTTCGTTGACGATTGTCGCGGTGCGGACCTGAATCTGGCCGAGTTCGAGAACCTCGATGCGGTCGACGACGGTTGATTTGGTGAGAGCCATTCTTTTTCTCCTTGCGTCGTGTCAGCCGGCGCGGTAGGTAATCGAAAACTGAAACTCGGTATCCGAATCGAAAACGCCGCCCTGAGCAACACTCGTACCGTCGGCGTAATACAGGTAGCCCCATGTCTGGTTTTTTGAGGTGGTAGGCATCAAACCGGAGTTTCCTGACGCTTGACCGAACAGGTAGGCAACGCCCATCGACTCGTAGTAGGTGTTGTTCGCGACGGCGAACGGTAGGCCGTCGACTCGGACGCTGCCGGACGGCGACGACACCGCCGAGCAGAAAACCCGGCCACCAACCGAGACCATGTTTCCCACCTTCACGTATCCGGCGGTGTTTTTGCCGCTGGCCGAGTCCAGCGTGATGGTGCCGCCGCCTGCCGGAACGAGCGTCAACGTGCAGGTTCCCTCTTCGTAGTCGTCCAGCGTGTTCGCGTCGCTGGAAGCGAGGTTGTCGAGCTTCAAGCCGCCGCCTGACGTCGTCAACGCGAGCGTGGTCCCGTCGTACGTCGCCGACGATTCTGAAACGATCGACGACGACGACCCGTACGTGCCGATTCCGTTTGCTGTCGATCCTGACCACGTCACGCCGGACGTCGCCGCCGACGTTTGCGTCGTACCGTCGGAGAACTCCAAACCGCCCGTATCAAGGACGATTCGGTTATTGGTCAGGTCCATAATCATCGGCAGAATCTCGCCGGTGTCGGTGATCTGACCTTCCTTGATTTGGGCGATCAGGTAGTCACGAAACAGGTTCTGGTCGGAAGCAACCGCGACCTCTCCGGCGGTGAACTGGGCCGGCACTCCTGAAAATGTTTGCTGCGCCATTTTGCGTCTCCTATGGGGCGTATTTCGAGCTTCCTAAAATCCCGTCGATAGCCGAGTCGTAGATCAAGAACACTTGGTCGCCGGAGCCGGACGTGTTGATTTTCATCGTCCAATCGCCGGGGCTGATTTCATGCGTGACGCCCTCGACCCTGACAATCCGGTTTTGCGCGGACGATGCGCCCGCCGGGGTGAACGTCGCCGTGATGCCGTCCCAGATGCCAAGCTTCGCGACTTTTTCAGCTTGCGCGTCGGTCATGGCGCGCGGTTTACACGTCAGCGACGAGATGCGAAGCGCCGGCTGCGAATGCAGGGCGATGAAGTTCGTTGCGGCCTTTTCGACGTCGTCGTCGTTCAGGTTCAACAGGTTGCGGCGAACAATGGTACGGATTCCGTAACTCGGCACCCCGTACACGTTTTCTTCGTAGATTTGGTCGTTGCCGGTCGACCCGGCGTACACGCCGCGCGTATACAGGAGCTCGGACCCGTAGCTTGTCGTAATCTTGTGGAACGGCGGCTGCGCCGACAGCGAAGACGACGGTCCGAACGTCAGGCCTGTCGCGGTCGACACGGCGTGGCGTTCCTTGTACGTAAGCACGTTGCCGCGGTTCGCGGCGGTCGCAGCAGCGCCGCCCGGTATGCCATGCCGGCAATAAATCGCGCCGTCCTCAGATTGGGCGAGGCGCGTCAAATAAGTCATCGTCCCGATGTTCGCGACCGTTGCGCCGGCCATCGTGATAGTCGACGTGCCGATGCTGCGGTCCAGCGGCGACGATTCGTTCGGGTAGTCGACTTCGTCGAGGTTCAGGACGGCGGCAAAACGCGCCGAGCCGACCTGTTCGACGAACGTGTGGTCGTTGATTTCGGTTCGCGCCAGCTTCGACAGCCCATCAGATGCCTTGACGACCACGACGCTGTCGGCGCTATCCGGGTACAGGGCGTCGACGTCGTCGCAGAATCCGCGGAAAAGCGGCGTTGGTTGCGACGCCGAGTTGAGATAGACGGCGACGCGAACCTCGGCGTTGATCCATTGGGCGTCGCCGTAGGTGCCGCCGGTCAGCGGTCCATACTTTGCGTCTTGATTGTTCAAAGCCAAGATGCACCGGCCAGCTGCGAACGAGTCCAGCACCCTTTCACGTCCAATTGTCAGCTTGACGCTTTTCGTGTCTGCCGCTACGTCGCGAAACGACCCGTCGAGCTTGATCTGAATAACGAAGTTCGGCGACGACACGGCGCTAAACCGTCCACGATGCCGGCAGCGGACCGTTTAGGTCGACATGGTCGCCGATCGCGTCGACGACCTCTTGGCCGGAAACGACGCCAGAGACGTTCACGACAACCGACGTCGGGGCCGCTGGATGACCTGAACCGCCGGGCGGGAGCGTCGGCGTGATGCCCAGACTTGCGTAGAACGCGTCGAGGTCATCGCCGGAGGCAACGACGGGCATCTGAAACTCGCTGTACCGGCCTTTTTTCGGGTTCAATCCCGGCGGGGTCATCCCGCCGCCGGGAACGAAACCGGGACCGGGGCCGGCGGGATGACCGGAGCCGGGAGGCGGTCGCGAACCTTCCGGCAAACCGGGAGGTTCCCAACCCGGCGGGCGCGGCACCATCTCCGGCGGCGCGACCGGGTCGGGTGGTGAACCCGGAGGCCCTGTGGTCCGAGGCGGCGACGGCACAACGACGCCGCCTGCAACGCCGTCGTTGAATGCACCGACGGCAGCTGAACCAGCGTCTTTCCAGTTCTTGTAAAAGTCGGAATCTTCGCCGCGATCCCAATCGGGATTAACTGCGCCGACCTCGTTGGTAACGACATCGAAGAAGTTGGTTCCGGCAAGCGTGCCGACCTCTTTCAGCCAAGCGTTGAACTCTCTCTCAAATCGGGCGGCGTTCGATTCGTCGATGCCGGAGATCATGCCGTTGAAGAGATTCCAAACGATTCGCGCGCCTCGAACGCCCCACAGCTCATTTTCGGCTAGCTCATCCCATGTTTTCGGTCTAATCGCCTTCTCGATATTGTCCTTCGTTAATTCGCCGGTGAAGCCGTCAAGCAACCCGGAGCCCGCCACGCGGCCCGCTAACCGTCCTGCCTCGTACCACGACGGGTCTTTGAAGAACTCGCGGACAGCGGGCAGCACCTCTTCGGAGAGACTGGTCACCATCTTCGTGAAGGCCGGCAGGAACGTCGCGCCGATCTCGGTGGCGAGTTCCTCCATGCTGCCGGCCAAAATCCGCTGCTGGTTAGTCGCGCCGTCAGATGTCCGCTCGAAATCGCCCATCTGTATAGCTGCTTGTTCGAGAATGAGCCGATAAGCGGCCAGCGCCTTTTGTTGCGGGGTCAACGCTTCTTTCGTGTTTTTGATGATCCCCGCTGCGAGCGCTTTTGATTTCAAAGTTGCGGCGTCGAGCAGCACGCCGAAACGGCGCAATGGTTCAGCTTCGCCGCGCAGACCGGCTTGTAGCGCAATCAGGGTTTCTTCGGGCGACGCGTTGTTGAAGCTCGCCATGTCGCCGGCGAGGCCGACGAGCGTGGTCGCCATTTCGGCAGATTCAGCGTCAGCCAGTCCGACAGCTCTGCCGAGAGTACCGAAGACGCCGGTCGCTTCGAGTGCGGCGTTTCGGGAGACGCCGAACGACACCAGCGACGTCTCCGCGAACTTTTCGACGCTGGCGGCGGCGTCGCCAAATACGACGTTGTTCTTGCTGAGCGACTCTTGAACGTCGGCGGCCTTGTCGATCATTGGTTTGAGGGCCGCGGCGGCACCAACAGCGGCACCGGCGAGAGCTGAGAAGCCGAACCCGGCGACACGCGTCGCGCGAGCCAGCTTGTCCGACATCAGCGACGAACCCTTGCTCACGCGTTTAAACGCTTTTTGAAGGTCTTTGTCGCGGCCTACCAGATTGACCGTCAGGGTGCGGGTGCTGCTCGCCATTAGTCGCCCAGCTTTCGGAGTTGTCGTTCGACGTTTCTCGTGAACTCGCGTTTTATGAACCCGTGGTTGCGTCTAATCGTCGGAAACAAGACGTAACCGCGGTTGCGTTTAAACGGGAACTGCATCGTCGTTTTCGTACCGCGCCCGCCGAACTCTGCGCCGTACAGGTAGTCGCCAGCCGACGGTATTTCTCGGCGGCGACGCCCGGACGGGTAGCGGCGCGACACTGTCGCTTTTCGGCTGCCGCCCATCCTGATCTTGGGAACCGTCCCCTGTACGGCGCGAATCGACGGAATGATCGTCTCGTACTGCTCGGCGCTCCAAATGATGCGACCGCGCCGCTTCATGTCGGCGACGACCTTTTCGGCAATCGCCTTGTTCGACGCCTTGATGGCCTTCTTCATGTCGTTGTCAGCGAACCGCAGCGCCCGTTTGAACTCGTCGAGGCCGAAGATTTCGACCGCGTCGGCGCTCGTTGTTCGACTGATCTTGGTAGCCATCAGCGTCTCCTCTGGCGGGCTTTTTCGATGGCCTTTTGTTGTTCTTCGTTCTGCCAGCTCAGGACGCGCCGCATCGCGTCGAGGTCGTCGGCTGAACATTCGTGCAGCTCCCGTGGAGAGATCCCTGTGGTGATCGCCAGTGCGGCGATTTGTACCGTCAGGGAGTCCCATCCAAAGGGACCGCACCATCGTTTTCGACGACTTCGAGGTCGGTGAGCTGTTCGAGCCAATCGTCGAACGGTTTCACCGGCGGCGCACCATTTGTTTGTGCGTCGGCGAGAGCTGCGGCGTGCGCGAGCCAAGCCAAATGTTCGATCCTGACTTCACTCATTGCGCGGCCTACGCCGAGTCCCCAGTGCCGTTCAAACGCGACGATCTGTTTCGGACCGGCCACGACGACGCGCTCAGCGCCGCCGTGAACGATTCGAAACGACATTTGCAAAATGTTCATTTTTGGCCCCCCTTTTGAGGTCAGCTAGTAGCTCTCGTGATCGCACCGGTTACCGGCCAGCTGCACGAGAACGTCGACAGACTGCCGACCTCTCCGGCTACCGGCGTGTACTGGGTGACTAGCACAGTGCCGTTGTACGACGGGTTGGTGGCCGACGTGGCGGCGCTGGTCGGCTTGAACGTGAACGCGGTCGTCGAACCGACAAGCCCGTTCAGCGTCGCGTCGACCTCCGAGCTGGCGTAGTCCTGATTAAAAGTGATGTTCAAAGTCGCGTCGCCCAGTCCGCCAACACGGGTACGGACCGCGTCTCCGAACGCGGTTGTTTCGACTTCGTCGTAAGACTGTTCAAGCGACGCGGCGGTGATGTGGTCGCTAAGGTCGACGCTGTTTATGGTGACGGTCGCGGTTGCGCCGCCGATGAGTTCTGCCATTGTTCAGCCCTCCTCTGGGCGCTTGCCGGCGACTATGTGACCGCCGTCGATGAGTTGCTTTTCCTGCTCGGCGGGTATGACCGCCGAAAAGGTCGTGTTCGGCTCGTGGCCGAAAACCGCGTGGTTGCCCACGACGGTGTATTCGATTTTTTTGGTTGCCATTACGCGAAAACCTCCACGGTGTAGTCGCAGCCGAGATACGGCGTGTCGTTGATTTCGACGAGGCCGTACGTGTCCGCGGACACGACCCGGCACGTCTTACACGAACCGCCGAGCGTCAGGTCGCCGTCGATGAGCGCGCGAATCGAGCCGGAACCCGACAAGAACCCGTCGAGCAGGTCTTGGTTCGCTTCTTCGTCAAACCGCTGGGCGAGAACGGTCAGCTTGAAAATGAACCGTTCTAATCCGTTATTAAAAGCGAGGTCATAGTCGGCGACCGGCGCACCGGGCGACACGATCGCACACGGCGGCGAAACGGTGTCTGGCACAGTCGCCGCGACTTGGATGAACGTCGAGCTGGTCGCCAACCGGGTTTTCAAACCGGAACGAATAGCGGAATAGTCAGCCATCAGGCAATAGGTGGCCGCCGGTAGTCGACGAGCAACATCGCTACATCCGGGTCGGATCTAGAGATGCGGACCGGGCCGAAGTCGCCGACGCCGATAACGCCCATTGGTGACGCTTTACGACCGTAAAGCCTGCTGGAGAGCATCAGGGCGGCTTGTTTGATGGCGTTCGGCACCGACGGCCATCCCCATTTGGCGGTCACTTCGACGCCTGTTTGGCCGTCTCCGTACACCGGGAACGTCTCGCTGCCGACGGCGCGAATCGTGTTGACGCCGCGACCTTTAACGAGATCGTTGAGCGGTTCGAGCTGATAGTCGCTGGCCGTCCACGTCGTGTCGTAGGTGCCGTCTCCGTTGGTGTCGGTCTTTATCACGAGGCCGGTAGTCGTCGAAATGTCGTCGGTTACCGCGACGTAGGGCTGCGCCCGGTAGGTTCTGGCAGACGCCGAACCGGCGGCGGTGAACACGCGACCGCACAGGTCGTCGATCGCTTCTTCGGAGCTGTCGATTGCAAGGTTCAGGAACGCGTCGTCGCTCGAAGACGTGATCCCCAGCGCGCTTTTCAGTTCTGACAGCGCAACGTAGTTGCCCACCGGCTACTTCTTTTTCGGTGCGGGCGGCTTCGGAATGTTCTTGCCGTCGGCGTCAGCCTGCGCGGCTTTCGCCTTGGATTCGCGCCGGGCCTGATCGTCGTTTTTCGCCATGACGTTCTCCTAGAAGTCGCGGAGGATGGCCCCCCCCGGCGCGGTGGATAGTGCCGCGCCGGGGGTTGCCGTGATGCTGCGCCGCCGGGGGGGCCGGCCAGCGGAGCTTTTGGGG